TAATTTGAGTGTGGTTCCGGTATAGGTAAATTTAAATTGTTGGTAACATTGACTTGGTGTAGCAGCAGTTTGCCAGCCTATCAATCGACGATAGCTTGCACGAGTTGTGTACTCTTTGACTGATCCTGAACTGATATCCAATGTCACACTGGCATTATCTGCCACGTATAAAAAAGTATCCTTGTACAAGTTGTTGACAAACACAATGTCGCCTACATTATTGATATTGAGGTACTGCAACGGAAATTGCAATATTGGGTCAATTATGCTGGTGTCGCCTACTGCATAGCTGAACAACTTGCTACCCACAAACGTAGAACTTTGATATTTTGACTGATCACCAAAGCTGTATCCATTGGTGTCGTAGATATTGAACAACGGAGCCTGCTGCACAGCAGTTTTTTGCTGTGCTTCAGTCCAAGTGGTACCATCAAACCAAAATGTTACTCCCGGCGATGTTGTGCCATACAAACACACTGTACATTGATCAACCAATACTTCACCATCTTGCGCCGGTGTCAACGAAATTATAGGTTGTGCAATCAGTGGTGCTACTGTGTCAGGAACAATGAATGACACTACATAAATTTTATCTTTGACATTTTGATCTTGATCGGCAGCAAATATCACACGGCTACCATCAATCAATGTGTATCCGTCAACTGAATATCCTGTAGATCCTTCCACATTACTAAAAGCATCAGTCTGTGAAAAATCAATGATATCAACTGGATTTTTACCGTCAGTGCCCATGTTCCACAATCTGATGTTGGGACGGAATTGTATGATTGGACGCTTGGCTCGATAATTGTTGTCAAAAACTGCCGTGGTGTTATTGTACTTTGCTGTGGCATTGATAACATCAGAGTGAAACCAGCGATTGCTTCGACTCCAAGCATTGCGGTCTCGACTGGCGCGATTGATGGTGAGATAATCAGTTTGGCCAGGTTCTACATAGATGGTGCTGTCGTTGGCATCAACCACGTACAATTCGGGAGTAGAAAAAATTTCAACTGGCAATAATTCAATGGCAGTTCCTACACCGCTCACATAGTATTCTAAATCGCTGACTGCGATGGCACGAGCATTGGCTGATCCTACTTGCAATGGATATGCGCCGCCGCCTTTTTGTAGGCTAATACTGAATTGAGTTCCGTTGGCTGCTAAACTTTGAACATAATATGTTCCCGGCGATACTCCGCCAATGCTGTCAATGAATATGATTTTTTCACCAACATATAAATTTGCAGTAGATTCAGTAGTTAGATAGTTACTGCCTGATTGTGCAGCAGTGATGGTCAGATCAAGTGTTCCTGATGCATACGATGTTGGAAACACATCGCCAACAAATTTTACTTTGAGTCCATTGCTGAATACCACACCATTGGCACTGGTATAAGATTTTTTACCTAATATAGCATCAATATACAGCGTGGTATCAGCAGTTTGTTCTATCAATCTTATGCGGCCAAAAATTTCTGGATCTGTACCATCCTGGTAATACAATGTATCCTGTGCAGCGGTCAACAAAGGAATTCTTTCGAATATTCCGTTGGCTTTTTTGTACCATTCGGTGTTGCTGTAGTTGATTCCGTATCTTGCTTTGAATTTATTCAGTACCGGAATATCAGCCAGCTTGGATAGACTGATGTAGGTCAGTAGATCTATGGTCACATATTTGATTTGCCACAGACTTGCTTCAGCATCAGTTAACGATTGTGTGAATACCAGAGTTCGACCATTGAGATTTTTTGTACCATCTATGCCGCCATATGTGGCCAGGAACACGTCCACCAGTTGATTGTTAACTTGATTGAATGAAAGATCGCATATTATATCAACCGGAGTAATCAATGCGCCGCTGGAATTTACACCAAATGGTGTTAATGAATAATAAAAACTTTGTGCAGTTTTTTGAGGAACATTAAATGTCACTGTGCCAAGATCAGTACCATTGTTAGATACGCCCAGTACATCTCTCGAACTGATATTTGGTTGGCTTGGATCTTTTCCACTTACTCCCGGAAATGCTTGTATCCAAAATCCTGGACCAGTTCCTTGGGTACCATTGACAATATTCAATGTGCCTTGCATATTGAGCTGAGTTTGGCTGGCGTAATATAAAATATCCGGGGCGTCTTGGGGCACAGTAAATGTAACCAGGCCAGTACGAGCACCGTTTCTTGTGACGCCAGTGCTGTACACATCTTCAAGTCCGGTGACTGGTGCAGTTTTGATCCAGAAAGGAAAGTCGCCGTTGAGAACCAGATTAAACACATAAGTGTTGCCACGTGCCAGTGTGAGAGTTGGATTTCGTAATCCATCTAATAGATAAGCAGAAATCCCTGAATTAGTCACACGATAATTTGCAGTTTCTTTGTTGTTCTGCGCTATTTGAAAAGTATAGTTTCCGCCGCGTACTAGATCAATTACAGGATCCGTGCCTGCTACTCCTGAGAATGTATAAATTCCATTTTCTCGGGTGACAAAAAAATTGTCGCTGGTGGGAATGGTAGATGCTGCCACATCAACTGCGTCTGGGCCTGCTGGTAACCAAAAATATTGACTGAAATTTACAAATGAATCAAAATCTACAAACGGGTCCCAGCTGTAGTATTCGCTTTGATACAGTCGATCTGGACGACCACCATCTCCACCACTGAATGACACAGCATCATTGATTCCCGGATAAGTGATGGCATTTTTAATGGTGTTGGTGTCAGGCACCAGGCTGATCACACCGGGCTCCAGTTGGTAATCTCTTCTGACTGCGGTTGATTCTACCACATACTTGTCGTTGGGGTTGACACCCGGACCCACAGTACGTCCAATAAATCCTTGTGTTTTTTTAAATTTGGGTTCCTGTGTGAGTTGATCCAGTGTGGCAGCCAAAAACTGTTTGTTGGTCTCAGTTTGAAATATTTGTGGGAGAAAATCTACTGATCGTGCGGTTGCCATTAAATTACTCCACTGCCTGGAGCTGTACGTAGATTGGTACTGGTGAGTGCATCAATCACTTCAATATTATCTATAGTAGCTGCATTAACAAATAATTCATTTGGTGCTGATCTTACTTCATACAAGTCACCAAAGTATTTTTGTGAGTTCAATGGCACCAACACCACTGAACTGATGATAGTTCCTAGCACGCGATGCAAATATGCTGCCAATTCAGAGAAGTAAAAAGTATCTCCAAAATTCCATTTGTCAATGCTAAAATAGTTGTTTGTTTCTGCCACCACAGAACTTTTGATTTCGCTGACACTGGCTGTGGAGTTGGCTGCACGTATCACTTTGATAGTGGCACGTAATTCAGACGCTGCTTTCATGCCAAATAATGGCTTGAAAGTCACAGGATTTAAAATAATATTGTCGCTGATCATTTTGTAGTTTTGCAATCCTTGGTATGCAGTGTTGAGTTCATCGATAGTAGGAACATTTGGTTTGGGTACAGTACCTGTGGTGTCTCTAATCCAATTCTGATAGGCAGTATAGTAGGACTGTGGTACCACATAAAGATCAATGATGTTGGTAGTTCCGGGATCTATTCTGTTGGTCAATGGGGAGTTGTGTCGATATTGATAATACAAACTTTGTCGACCAACTCGAGCTATCCATCCAGAAACAGATACTAAAGTACGTACTCCGGTCACTGATACGCTGAGTTCATAAAATGCCGCTTGATCGTATGCATAAAATACTTGGCCCGGACTCCATTCGCTCTTGACCAATTCAATGTCGTCTATGGTTGCATAGTCAGAATTCACACGACCTTGTTCTACCAATAGATAACGTTGTAAATTATCAAAGTCCACAGTTTGTTGTAGGAATACAAATTTCTGGTTGGCGTTGACCGTGGGTGCTACAATTTCTGTAAAAAAATCTGGATTGTCTGGAATGCCGTCACTGTCGGCATCTCTGTAGCTGACCAACACTTGGAAATCATCAACATACCCGTCACTTTCCACAGGTTGTCCAATGATGGTGACAGGAACGTCGCCGGGCAAATGATCAGTAGAATCTGGCTGAGTGTTGACTGCCAGCATGTTGATGTAGTCTTTGATCACCGTGCCTGTGCGGCTGTCGTAAATTTGCTGTCCTTCATAGAAGAAAAATCTTGTTTGCAGCACAGATCCAAAATTGTATTGCAGCCCACGGAATGTGATAGTGTAGCTTTGATTCACTGTGACAAATTGTATTAGCCAACTGGCGTCTGAGTTCACTCCGTCTTTGTTGCCGGCAATACCTGGAACAGTCTGGCTCCATGCAGAATTTTGGTCCAAATTGGTGCTGGTAATCAAGTACCAGGCATATGGTGTTCCTGTTACTGAGCCGTCATTGTCGTAGCCCAGTCCAAAATTTCGATACAAAACAATTTGCTCGCTGATGGCCGCTTCTAGATCCAGCGGCAAATCAGTCACAAACAACGGAATAATTGTGTCAACAATAGCACCTGTGGGAACAAAGTTGTTCAATGATACAGGGCCTGCGCCTGACGGCAAATTGCCCAGACCACCACTGTACCCGTCACCAATCACTTGTAGTGGACTGGCCCAGATTTCTAGTTTTTCATCCGACCGCGAAGGAGATCCTTGCACCAGTCGATTGTTGCGGTCAAAGTAGTATCCAGTGGGCGAAACAAATTTGATCAACGCACCCGGTGTGACAAAGTAAAAAGGATTGGTAATGCCTACAACGTTGCCCACTGGTATAGGAGTGCCGCTGGGCCAGGCGCTGGTCACAGTGCTATTGCGAAAGAAGCCTGTGGTCTGGTTGGCCAGTGTAGTGCTTTGTTGCCAGGTGCTTGCTGCTGTGGCACCAGTGTTGACTGACTGTCTTGGAAAATTTGCATAGTAAAATTGTTTCACAATAGGCGCAAGCAATTGCGGCTGAACTTGATTTGTTATGACATCTGCAATTTCATTCCTGGTATTCCAGGTAAACAATATTGTAGGCAATATGTTCTGTTCCCACAGGCCGCCGTCGCTGCCAAATGTGTTGGTGCTGCTGTATTTGCCAGTGTTGTCCACTAGGTCAAGATAACGACTGGTTCCAATGCTGGCACGGTTTAGGGCTTTGCTTTTGAGAATAGAGTTGTACTGAGTGTATGGAAATAGATTGTAGTCTTCTCCATTGACCATTCTGTTTTGTGTGTAATATTGTGCTGGAGCACGTTGTTTGATTTCTGCAATTGATTCGCGGGTTTGACTGTTGCTCACAGGTTGTGTAATACCACATGTGAATGTTATGGTTTCAAGATTCCCGGTGCGACTGATGTAACTGATGGGCAGGCTGACTGCTTGCATTTCTTCAGGATTGATGATGTATTGTAATCCATTGGATGCACGAACATAGCAACGAAAAGTTCCCACTGGGATTTCGCTGAACACTCCGTCTCCAAACACCAGGGTTATTTGATCATTTGCTCTGCTGGTCACAGAAAATATAGGGCGTAGACTGGTACCAATTTGTTCAGCTGCTGCCGAGTATACATTTTCTGTGAATTGCCATTCTCTGTTGACTGTGCCCACTGTGTCAAGCTGGAACAACCAACGGTCTTCTTGATTGACCCCTTCGATGTTGATATTCACAGTGCGGTTGGCAATACGCTCGGGTAAATTAAAATCTTGATTCTGCAATACACCTTGTTTGAACATGAAAAAATATCCAGTGTTGTTGCTGTTGAATCCCAGTTGATCATTGCGGAACAATATATTAAATGTTTGATTTACTCTAGGACTGGGTTCATAAAGATAATTTTCACCCATTGAAGTACTGGACATTGCTTCAAATGGCATGGAGATGCCATCTACTGTAGCATTGTACGGGATTACTGGCAAGTAACCTGGAACCAAGTTAATGCCATATTCATCTGTACGCACACCCAAGATGGTCTGACGATTGCCTGGGCGACCAATGCGTTGTGAATCTACCAAGCTGGCATTGATGATGGCCGTGAATTGTTCTTGCCAGGCAGGATTGGTAGGATCTGCCCAGTCCACTGTGACGTTGCTGAGATTTACACCATTGTAGTCAGTGACATTTTCTGTGGTCACAACTGAAAACACTTTGAGTAGACCCTGTGATTCTGTGTTGCGTTTGGCTGTGTAGCTGACCAAATTTGCCAGTTGAACCACTGAGTCTCTGCGCTCAGCTGTGTCCATATAGTTTTCTCTTGTGTTGAGATCTGTACGGAATGCCAGTGCTTGTCCCATGAATGCCATTACATCTAGTAAAGCAATAAATTCACTGCTTTCAATGTAGTCGTTGAATGTTTCAGGATAGTACAGGCGTAGATAGTCAACAAAACTTTTGCGTAGAGTTTCAAAGTCGTAGCTTTGAAAATCAGCTTCACGGTAAGTCTGGTAAATTTGTTTCCAGTCTTCAACTCCGAATATTGCTGTTTGTCTAGTGGTTGTTGCCATTGATTTTGACCTTTTGTGCCTTATCGTTTATTTATGGACACAAAAAACTGCGTAGTTTATACCTAAATATAACTGGCTCGTCTGGATGTAATATCAAAAAATATTGCCAGTCGTTGGGCGTCGGTTGATGGAGTAATTGTCAATTCCAACTGTATCAGTATACCGTTGTTTTGCGGAAAAATTTGTATATCAGAAATATAAACTCTAGGATCTCCTCCAGCCACACGTTGTATTTCTGCAACCATGCTGTTTTGCAATTCTTCAAGTTGGGGTTCAAACAAGAAGTTCCACAATATGGTGCCATATTCGGGTCTGCCCGGCAATTCACCTTGCCGGATATTGAAAGCATTCAGAAGATCTTGTTTGATCAGTGGAAAATCAGTCAAGGTAAATTTTTTAACTTGATTGATAGTGTTGAAACCTATGAATGTTTGAGCCATGCTGTATTTACCGAGAAAAATTAGGCACTTACGTTGGTGGAAATTTTGCTGGCCAACTGTTTGATACGTTTGATAATTGGAAATGCCAGGTCTGTTAATTCACCGGTAGACTCAAATATTTTGTCTTTTAGTGGTTTAAATTCTTTTTGTATTTCAGCAGGAGCACTATCATAAACAGCTGATGCAGGCACATAGTATTTTGATAAAATATCCAGGTAAGATTGATTTGCTGCTTGCTGTTGGCCAGCAATAGACATC